TTTCCACTCACGAAGATAATAATCCTTATACAATTCTAAAAGTCTTTCATTTACATTATATGTAATCATAAACTTATGAGAACACTTATAAACATTTTGGGCAAAAAGTTCATGATCAAATGATTTGTGCATCTCTCTATCCTTTCCATAAAGAAAGTCTTTAATATCATAAGGTGGATCTAAAAATACAAAGACATCTTCTCCTGAAGCATTCATTACTTCTGAGTAATCAATATTTGTAATCTTCCAATTTTTCATAAGTTTTGAATATTCTTTCAGTTTTTCAATACCAACAAAAGAAAAGTTAGAACGGGATGCAGTTGGAGAAAACGTACTGTTTTCAGTCAGTCCAGAAAAACTACATTTATTCAGAATAAAAAAACTTACTGCTCTTTCAAGACCCTCTTGAGTATTAATATCTACACGGAGTTTATCAAATAATTCTCTATGTGAGGAATCTCTTTCATCTTGAGTTGCAAAATCAGATACTCTATTTTTGATTTCTTTCAACCGTTCAGAAAGTTCATTTCCATTGTCACGAAGTTGAATCCAAAAATTGTAAAGAGGAACGTATAAGTCATTAATCCAAACAGGAACATTTGGATATGCCTGAGTTATGTAAAATGCGACAGATCCACCACCAATAAATGGTTCACGATATTCTTTAAAATTATCAGGATACCAAGGTGCAAGAGTTTTAGTTGCTTTAGATTTCCCACCAGGATAACGGAGACAAGTTTTCAATGGAAAAGTTTTTACACTCATTTAAACTCAACCTCACACATAATTTCAGTTAGTGCCGCCAAAAGATTAATTTCTTGATCTGCAACAAAGGAAATCTGATATTGATACTTAGCAATAATAAGAACAGCAGCAGGAATAGAACCGGGAACAACTGAGTCGTAAAGTGCATCATAAACCCTACGAAGAATAACACCACTGTCATTATCGAGATTGGACACAACCCATTTACGTACTTCAGTGAAGTTCTTTTCCTTGAGATTTTTAAGAAGTTCATTTACAGAGATGTCTGAGAAAGATGCAAGAATGCCCGAGTCAATTTTTCCTCCCGCAGAATATCTTTGACATTCGTTGAGGACTCTACGGAAATCTGGAAAGTGTTTTGATACCAACTCCGCAAGAACTTTTGGATCATACTCAATCTTTTCTTGATCCAAAATTGTTTGAAGTCTCTTGAAGAATGCTCCTGCAAGTTGTGCCTTTTGCTTTCCTTTGATAGTAAAATCAATGACGGCACATCGGGAGTGAAGAGGTTCGATGATTTTATTTTTGTAGTTGCAGGTGAAGATGAATCGGCAGTTGTTATAAAATGCCTCAATATTCGCCCGTAGTAGGAGTTGAACATCTGCGGTTGTGTTGTCACTCTCATCCACAATGATGACTTTGTGTTTAGAAGATCCCGTAAGTGAAACGGTCGAAGCAAAGTTCTTCGCTTGGTTCCTGACAGTATCCAAGAAACGTCCTTCGTCAGATCCATTGATGACATAAAAGTCTGCTCCTAATTCTTTACATAGTGCTTTTGCAATGGTTGTTTTACCAATACCAGGAGGTCCAGCAAGAAGAAGATTTGGAATCTCACCCTTTGCTACGAACTCCTTAAATGTTTTTTTAGTTTCATCGGGAAGAATACAATCATCAATTACTTGCGGACGGTATTTCTCCACAAAAAGAAAATCACTTGTCATAATTTAGACCCAAGAAGGTTTGCGTTAGGGCATACGGAGATAATTATCGGCAACCCAAGGTTTGGATGCAATGTATCTTTTGTATGCCTCAAATGTATCAATAGTATTATCATATTTCCATTCATCGGGCATAGCACGAGCAAATGGAGTTACATTTGTCAATTTTCCTTTTGGAAACAAATAATATGCTTCCAAAAGAGTATTATAGCACGAATGAGTCTTACCGTAACGAACGGAATATTCATCACAAAGATTCATTCCCCACTTAATTAACCAATAAGCATTATCGATTGTTTTTGCTGCCCACTGAGTACAGGGGTGATTTCGAAATGCACCTTTTTCAGTTTTGTAGGGAGTGCCGTCTGCTTTATGAACTGGACCATAGTTGTGATACCACTTGGATGCCACAATAGATAACATCTGGCAACATTCAAGTGGCATTTTAACAATGTGCTTATCGGGAAGGCAAATAGCACTTTCGGCAGGAAATTGATTTGTAACGAAGATATTCATCCAAAAGTCGAATCAGGTTCTAATGCAATCCAATATGTTAAATCGTGATTCTTAGAAGTGAATCGTGACAAAAGTTTTTGTGATACAACGACTTCATAAGTTCCAGGAAGAATCTTAATATTTTCTACCTTGAAGTTAAAAACAAACTCAGAGTTCGTTTCACCAACAACAATCGAAAAGTCGTTTGATGTATCGTTCTTTTTATCACGAACAACCAGTTTCACAACACCGGCTTCACCGACAGCAGAAATATCGGGAAGTTGATAGACAGCCGCCGCTTTTAGAATCTTATCCAGTTGCTCAGTACTCAGTTCAAAGCAAACATCCTCACTTGGAAGATTGATAGATTTATCTGGGGGGGTGACAATTACACTTGAATCAGCAAAGAAATACTTAGAACGGGATTTTCCTTCTTTGATAAGCACATATCCATCATTACCAAAATCTAGTTCTGGTTGTTTATGTAAGCTCAAACCATTAAGAAATTGAGAAAGTTCATAAATTGCAAAATCTTTGGGGAACTCTTCGTCAAGAACTGCTTCGGCAAGAATATTTTTCATTACACTAATACTACGCAATTGATTTCCTTTCTTAAAAAGAATACTCTGATTAATAGAGGAAAAATTCTTGAGAATAGAAAGAGTTTTATCAGAAAGTTTCATAATCAATAGTTGTAAGTGTTAGTGGTGTTTTTATGAAGTCCAGCAAAATGGTAAAGAAGAATACAATAGTGAATTGCCTTCAAAATATCTTGCTTTGACTTACCATTCTTCTTACCAAAACGAGAGAGATACTTGATAGCATTGGAACGAGTGAATGCTTCTGCATCACCAATACTCTCAATTAAATCAAGAGTTTGAGTTTTAGATGTTTCGGAAGTGTAGTGAGAATGGTAAGTGCTTGAAATATAATCTTCTACTGCCTTAAAGGTTTTGTCTTCTTCATACTTCCAGAAACCGTTTTTATTCGTATTTTCCTGGTCTTTAGTATTATAAGGATATGGAAGATTTGAACCAGACGGGAGATTAAGAGTAATATGATTACTACCAAACCCATTCACAACACTGGAAGACGAAAATAAAATTTTATCTGCTTCATTCTTAGAAACAGGAGTTCCAATATTCAATGTATCAGGTCCAGCAAAAGAAAATTCAAAATCATTATATCCCCCACCAGTTAATCCAGAATTAACAAAAGTTGGGTTGTCGTTAAAAGAATGTTCGTAAAGAGTTTCAAAGTTTTCGGACATAGATTTCATAGTAAAAAACAAAAAGAGGAGGCACATTTACCTCCTCATATTCTATCAGAACGGAGCGGGTTGGTCAAGTTCAGATTTTTCCTCTTTGGGAAGTTCAAAATTAACATCAATTTTATCGTAGAGTTCCAAGAAAGATTGCTTGGTCTCGTCATCAAAACGATTGACGCAAACTTGAATTGCCTTTGCTTTATCACCAAAAATATTAAAAGCACGAATGATGTGAACCAGACGACGGGTGCTGATGATTTCCTCAATACCTCCATCATAAAACGTCTTACGGATCACATCTGCCCAATCAACCAGACGCTTGCAGAAGTCACGATCTTCCACACCAAGATCCAGAGCAATACCCTCAAGAATCTTTTGTTCAACAGAAGGAGCGGGATATGATTGCTCAAAGGTTACGGGAAACCTTTCAAGGAATGCTTCATTGAGCACATTAGTGCCGATAAATCGACCGTCGTCCGAACCTTTTCCTTTAGTGTTAGCAGTAGCAACCACATTAAACCCAGCAGCAGGTTTCACAAAACGACCAATCTTTTTCAGGAAGACACCCTTACCTTCAAGGACAGACTGAAGACACAGGATTTTATTAGAAGCAAGGTCAATCTCATCCAACAAAAGAATTGCACCACGTTCCAATGCTTCAATTACTGGGCCATTATGCCAGGCAGTTTCACCATTTACCAGACGAAAACCGCCAATCAGGTCATCTTCGTCGGTCTCAATCGTGATGTTGACACGAATCAGTTCACGATTAAGTTGAGCACACGCTTGCTCAACACTAAACGTTTTACCATTACCCGAAAGACCCGTAATGAACGTAGGATAAAAAAGACGGGACTGAATAATCTTCTTAATATCATTAAAGTTACCAAACTTGACAAAGGTATCATCTTTTTCAGGAATGAGTGTTTGTTCTACAGGAGGAATCACAGCAGGAGCTTGGAAAGTACGTTCGATTTCTTCTACTTTCTGTTGGGTCACTTCAAGATTCCATTTTCCACGACCAACCTTAAACGATTCAAGACGCTTCGTTACAGTTTGATAAGAAACATTTTTAGAGGCACAATACCCACGAACATCAGCAGCAACAAATTCTGTGCCGAAAGTGCTTTTAAGATCGTTAAGGATTTGATCGTCGGTCATTTGAGTGCGAGGCATAATTAGGTTGTTTGTTTCAACTGAAGTCATTATAAAATAAAAAAGGAGTCACCAGAACCCCCAGTGGTCAGTTCGCGAACTGACTCTTGAGTTTCTCAAGATACTCTTTACTACCACAATGTCCTTTATACCCCGGATAATATCTTTCAACCATAGCAGGGACGCCCATAGCAGTAATTGAACTTTGACATAGCACCCAAACTTCTTTGGTATCGTACTTAACTACGTGCTCAAGTGGGAATTTGGATTTCATTTTAATCCTCAACTGTAAATGTTTTGTTCTTAACTTTGGTATCAAATTCACCAGTTCTACCTGGTTTCATACTTCCTATTCTAACATTCTTTCCCTGTCCAGGCCAAGATGTTTTAGAAGTTCCTTTTAAAGTAGAACTTCCACCAGGTTTACGTTGAATCAGAACAGAATCCTGATTATACTTTTTACCAAGTTTTTCAATTGCTTTTTTAAACTTTCTCTTACCTTTTTTACCAGGAGTAATAATATGAGATTTCTCCCCTACTTTTTTTTCTTGAGGAGTTCCAGGATTTTCGGTGTATCTACCAGCAACTTTAGTAGGTCCAGGAAGACCAGCACCCCTCACATCCCTTTCAAGTTGTTTTGAACGTGCTTTATTTTCTGCTTTAGATTTGTCTCCTCTTTGAGCAGACATAATTGCCATTCCACCTTTTTGAGACTTTCTCATTACACGAGTAAGAGAGGTTTCTTGAATAGAATGACACTCTATCATAAATTCCTTAAAGGTTTTCATATGAGCAGATACTTTTTAGATATTTAGACAACAAGAGAAATAAACTCCCCAAGAACCTTTTTATTCAATTTTTTAGTTTTTAGAGATTTGACAAAAGCAGATTTGATTTGAGATTTAGTAGCATCATCAGCAACATCAAACTCTGCATCTTGAGAAAGTGCAGAAGAAGAAAGTCCAAAATAAGCATCATATCCAGAGTTGGTGATGATAAAACTTTTCAGTTTCTTCCAATCATTTTGAATCACTTCATATTGCTTATCACTTTGATTATGATAAAGATTGATAAAACGATTAACACTACGTCCTTCAAAGACACGAATACCAATAAAGTTTACTGAAGAAAACTTATCTTTCAAATTGCGAAGAAGAACCTCAGTAAATTGATGATACCCATAATCAAACTTATAGGTGATGCCAAGTTTACGATCCCGAAGAAAAGTTTTATCTGGATTAATACCACGAGTGCCAATGTAAGAATCAGAATCATATCCACGCTTGATTTCTACGTGATAGGGAGGATAATTTGCCTCACCATCAGTCAGCACAATGCATTGAACTTTTTGAAGTTTATTTTCCTTTTGAAACTTAGGAAGAATCTGATGAAGACTCATTAGTGCTTCATTCAAAGGAGTTCCAGAAAGAGCCAAACGATTTGAATATGTATATTGAGCACGATAAGAATCTCTGAAACAAACGGCAAGACGCCAAACATTAAGCATTTGATGTTCCAACTCCTTACCAGAAACTTTACTGGTAAGAAGATTCATCAAAGCAAATGTTTCTTCAACCTGAATCAATCCTTCCTTTGCTTCATAATGAGAAGTTCTATCGGCTGGACCATAAGATTGAGTTTCATAGTTATATTCTCCACGACGCCATTCATTTGTAAAAGCATAAACTTCAAAAGGAATTGCAACTTTTTTACAAAACCAAACAAGATTAAAAAGTTGCTTGCAAGTATCCTGAAGAACGTGAGACATAGATCCACTCCAATCCAGAATAAAAATAAGACCGTGATTTTTTCCATCAGGAATCACAGAAACTTTTTTGAACAAATCTTCTGTGTATTTGTAAGAATGAAGACGAGATGTATCAAGAACACCTGTGCGAGCAGTGGTAGCACGAGCATAAGAATCTGCTGCCTTACGACACTCAAACTCTTTCACCAAATAGTTGACTTCCTTCTGAGCAGATAGTTTAAACTTTTTATAATCTTCATCTGCATATTTAAAAAGATCTACACGATCCAAGTTACGTTCATCGCACATTTCATTATGCTTATTTTGTTGATGATTAAAAGATGCATCAATGTCCCTATGAATATCTGCATTTTTACCAATCACAGTCTCAAGATTGACTTGCGGAATCTCAACATAAACGTTTTCATATCCATCGTGATTGATCAAGTCACGAAGTTTATTCTCCAAAGAATCTGCAGTGAGAACTTCAGGTTCTTCTTCATCATTGGCAGTATTTTGAACCTCATCACCTTGAGCAGTCCCACCGTAAGATTCATCGGGATTTGGTTGTGAGTTGTCACTCTCTCCCTCTTCCTCTGTTGAAGAGTCATCGGTTTCTACGGGTTGATTGGTAGAAGATTGAGATTCTCCTTGAGTTTGATGAGAATCAAAGTCGGCAACTTTTTGTTGTTGTTCTTTTTCTTTCTTACAATACTTATAAAGTTCTTCTGCAGCAATCAAAACATCAGCAAAAGTTTCAGCATCAGCAATCAGGTTGATAATTTCAATTTCCTTACCTCTCTGGATGGGAACATCAATATAGTTACCAACTTTAAACCACAAATTTGCACGATCGGCAAGATTGAACTTAGACAAATTTTCATCGTTCAACTGAAAGAAATCTTGATCATTCAGTTCCTTGTATCCATTGAAAAAGGTTTTTGCAAGTCCCATATACTTACGTTTCATCAATTTTTCAATGCGAGCATCCTCAACCACATTTACAAATTGAGGAGGAATTTTTGCAGATTGAGCCCAGTCCTCATCAGGAGTAAAAAGTGCGTGGCCAACTTCGTGCCCAACAAGCAAATCGTATACAGTATTACTTGCTTTCTCCCATAGAGGTAAAGTCAATACACGAGTATGAACATTAAAACAAGCAGTAGAAACTTTTTTATGCTCAACCACCAAATCTTCAGTGGCAAGCAGCTTGGCAAGTTGAGATTTGATTTCGTGACGGACGGGCATTAGATTTCTTTCGTATAATCCTATAATACGACGAAAGGTCGCCCTTTGGACGACCCATATGACGCTTTTTAAATTGGGACAGCCGTGCTTTTGCTTGCCTCAGTGCTTGCGGTTTAAGTTTTCGTTTCTGAGGTTTCCCAGAATTGTGTTGCCAGTTTGGAGTGCTCATTGTTCTTTGGTGTATCAGGACACCATACGTGAAAAACCTTTGACTTTCTCGAAACGTAGGACAGATTCAAATTTGTCCTCCAATCCAGTCTTATGAGAGATGACAAATATATTAGCATCTTTAATTACATAACGGATAATCTTAAGAAACTCTTCGGTTCCAAATCCATCAAGTGAAGAATCAAATACCTCATCCATAATCAAAAGATTTGTATTTACAGAATTTTTCATTCTTGCAACTTCTCTCCAAGTAAAGAGAAGTGATAGATCAATTCTCATTTTTTCGCCTTCACTAAAAGATGCATAGGAGAAATCTTCGTGAATGGGTGACCGGACGGTTTCATTAAACTCTTCATCAAGAGTAAAATTAATATAAAAATCCATCATTTGCAAATAACGATTAACTTGCTGATTAATCAAAGGAAGATACTTCTTGATAATCTTAGATTTTACTCCACTGTCTTTAAGTAAACTATAAGTAAAATCGTAGTAATCAACCAATTCTTTTTTAGAAAAAAGATCATCATAAGTGGTCTTGAGATTATCTTTAAAGGACTCTAATTTTTCATGCTCAATATTTCTATTTTCAAGTTGTTCGGTAATTTTTTGAACTTCAGATTCAAAATCTTTGATTTGTCTTCTGCACCCAGAAATTTTAATGTTGTTTTGAGAAATTGCATCCGTAAGTTTTTTAATTTCTTTTGATAATGCAGTGAATTGACGCTCTCGCCTTTCCTCTTCTTTAATTGCCTCTTCCAGTTCTTGATAACCAGATTGCAACTCCTTTGCCTTATTTTGAGCGTCGTTAATTTTATTTATTCTAAATTCATCATCAATTTCCTGTTTACAAGTAGGACATACCGTATTCTCAGTAAAAAACTTATGTTCTTCACTAATTGTAGAAACTTTTTGCGATATCTTACCTTTAAGATTTACTAACTTACGAAGTTTTTCTGCATAACCAGTAATCTTATCTTGTTCTTTAATATACTCCCGAAGAGGTTTTTCTAAAGAATTATTTTCATTTACATATTGCTCAATTTCTTCATCCAGATTTGTGATTTTTTGTTTATTTGTTTTAATATTATCTTTTCCACGATTTTCGAGTTCTTCAATAAAGTTTTGCTGCATTTTAACCTTGTCAAGAAAGGACTCTTTCTTAAGTTCCAAAACTTTAATATCTTCCCGAAGCAAACGAATTTTTTCTTTAATCAGAACATTCATAGAAGAAAAAATTTTGATATCAAGTAAGTCCTCAATTACTTCACGACGATGAGCAGCAGGAAGTTGCATAAAAGGAACAAAAGCACTACTACCCAAAATTACAATTTGAGTAAAAGATTTGTAGTTCATTTTAAGGACATTTTGCTCCAACCATTTTTGCTGATCCAATGCTGCTGCAGATTGGTCCAGAGAAACACCATTTCTCCAGATTTCAAAAATGGCAGGTTTAATGCCCCTTACAACTTTCCATTCAGTTGAACCAATAGTGAACTCAACTTCAACCTTACAGTCTTTTTCATTTACAGTGTTGACAAGTTGAGGTTTATTAATTCTACGAAATGGTTTTCCAAACAAAGAAAAAGTAAGGGCATCAAGTACAGTGCTTTTTCCAGCACCATTTGTACCAATAATTAAATTGGTAGAATTTTGGATAAAATCAATTTCAGTATGCTGTTGTCCCGTACTTAAAAAATTACGCCAACGTATTTTACGAAATAAAATCATGATCTGCTGGAGGAATTACAATGTCATTTGAAGTAATAATAGTATATTGATAATCATATGCTTCACAAGTTTTAATTATTAATTTGTCATCTATTTCAACAACACTAATTTCTGGAAAATTATTTTCTTCTAACATCATAGCATATCTTTCCGCATCATCACTATCTTCAAAAATACAAAGAACTTTTTCTCCATATTGATCGGACACCGAATATGCACCTTCATCCTCTCTACCTTCAACAGTTAAAATATACATATCATACAAATTCGCAAGATTCTTGATAAATTTCTTGAATGATTTTTTGAATAATTGATTTATCAAGATCAATTTCTGCTTCTTCAATGCATCTGTTCAAAATTGATAAAGTATCTTCCGATTCAAATGCCTCAAAATTTTCAAGTTCTGGAACGGCAAAATTTTCAATAATTTTGAGTTCTGCAATATTAGAGGCATATAATTTATCAATAAATTTTTCAAACTTTTTGATATCAGTTTTTTTACGAACAATCACTCTTACAATTTTATTCTCATATTCTTCTGTATTAAAGGTTTGATAGTTTGTATCTTCGTAGTAAATATTATAAAACAAACGATAAGGATTATTGATTGCAGTTTTTTCTAAAGTTTCTGTATCAA